AAATAGATAAACAAATAGCAAAAGCTGTTGTAGATGATGATGAAGCAATTAATTCAATCAATAGTGAGATAGACGCAAGCTCACAAGCAATAGGACAATTTTCTACAACATTACCAACAAACGACAATGGTGAGCAAGTATGAGTTTAAGTAATGTTTATAATTTACCATTAGGACTATCTATTCAAAAAGGTTTAGTACAAAATTATACTGGTATTAATAAGTTTGGATTAAATACAGCAGTTGGATCATCTTTTGAAACTATTTGGGATGGTAATAATACTTATACTTATCCAAGTTCGGCAGGAACTGCTACTGCAACAAGTTCAGATACAGCTTCAGACAATACAGGCACAGTTGAGATACAAGGACTAGATTCTAATTATGATCTAGCTACCGAAACATTAACGATTGGCGGTTCTGCTGGTTCTACGAGTTTTATTAGAGTATTTAGAGCAGTATTAAAAACAGCTAATACAGGAACATCAAACGTAGGAACAATAACAATAACAGTTTCATCAACAACAGTAGCACAAATAAGAGAAGGTTATGGTCAAACTTTAATGTGTGTTTATACAGTTCCAAGAAAACATAATGCGTATTTAATGCAGTTAGATATTGGAAGTTCTAAAGATTTAGAGAATGAAATAAGATTTATTACAAAAGAAATAGATAACGGAAACGTCTTTAACACAAAAGCATTTATTACAACTAGGGGTGGATTTGTAGAAAAGAATTATGCAGTGCCAGTTGTTATACCAGAAAAAACAGATATTGAATTAATAGCTAAAGCAAGTGCAACATCAGCTGTTAGTGGAGGCTTTGAATTATTTATAGAAAAAGTTGATCAATCATAGTGGCTAAGTATCAAGGCAGAGAAGTTAAACTAAACAAACCTTTTCGTACTCCAAGCGAAAGAAAAAAGTTTGCGGTATATGTAAAAGACCGTTCAACAGGTAATGTAAAGAAGGTTAGATTTGGCGATCCTAATATGAAGATTAAAAAGTCAAACCCAGCTAGGCAAAGAAGTTTCCTAGCAAGGCATGGGGCTATTCTCAAGAAGGTGCGAGGACAAAAAACCCTAGCCCCTGTCTATTGGGCTATTAAATCATGGAGAAAAGGTTTTAATGTATAATGTCCAGAAATCCATTCCTAGAACGTTTAGCTGATCAGCACGAAGCACAAATAAGAACTACATTAAATAATCTAGAAGCTGATATTATTTCCCAGATAGGTAAAGTCACAGATGATAGTGGAGTTTTAACCACCAAAATATCTATAGAACTACGCAACGATATCAGACGATATATGGAACAATACAGAATACAAGCTGACACCCTTGTCAGAGATTATGACCAAATTGTGAATAGTTTCATGGAAGAGTTTGGTGAACTTAATATTCCAGACAAGTTTAAATCATTAACTGAAGTAGATTTAATCACTATCAATCAATTAAAGTTTCAATCATTTTCTGGTTTTGAAGAAATAGCTAATAGATATTTAACCGAGATCAATGCTAATGTTTATCAAAATGCTATAGCTGGGAAACCATTCAATGAGATGGTCAAAGATATTAGAGGCTTAATTACTGGAGATGTTGATAGACGTGGAAGAACAATGGCTGGATATGCCTCACAGATTGCTCACGATAGTGTTATGCAATTTGATGGTCAGTTCACAGTATACAAAGCAAAAGAGGCTGGATTAGATAAATTCAAATATACTGGAACATTGGTAAGAGATAGCCGAGATCATTGTAGGCTTCATTTAGGTAAAACATATACGGAAGAAAGAATTAGAGAAATATGGTCTAGTAATTGGGCTGGTAAATCTGAAGGCGATCCATTTATTGTTAGAGGTGGTTATCGTTGCAGACATACTTGGTTGCCTGTTGTTGATATAAAAGAAGATGTTATTCCAGAAGAAGAAATAAAGCCAACAAATATATTTGGAGAAGTATCTAATGCTGAAAAAGATATATTAAAACAAGCATTTGGTAATAAAGTTTCACCTATTTCAAAAGTAATTGCGATTTTACCTCCTTTAAAAAAATTTCAAAAAGAAAGTGGAGGTTTTTATAGAGCAAGTGATGATTTATTAAATATGGGTAATAATGGAATTGATGAAATTGATAATTTAAGAACATTTATTCATGAATATGGACATAGAATAGATAGACAATTAGGTGCAGTTTATTTGAAAAATAAAGAAAATATACTTAATAAATATGGAAAAAATACTTCTGAAAAAGTTATTAATAGAAATTTACAAAGTATTTCCCATTTACAAGTTCAATCATTAGTTGATGATACAAAAACCATAACTAAAGATTTAAAAAAAAGGAGAGAATTATTCTATGATGATTTTCAAAAAGCAAGAATTGAATCCCCTAGTATATTAAAAAAAGTTGAAAGGGAAGAATACTATAAAAACTTAAATAAAGAATTAAATGTTATTTTATCTACTGAAGAAGTAAAAAAATATTTAAAATATAATTTAAGAACATCTGGAGAAGAACAAATTTACCGATTTAAACTTAAATTAAAACATAAAATTTTTGAAAGTGAAAATGGAGATTATGATTTGCAATTTTCAAGAGGATTTAATGATTATATTGGATCAATTACTAAAAATACTATGGGGGGCGGACATAGTAAATATTATTATAATAAATCTCCAATTATTGTAAGAGATGGGGCAAAAAAATATACTCATAGACAAACATTAGAGGCTTTTGCAAATTATACGCAAATGACATTTGATTTAAATAAAATAACCCCTGTAATGAATATGAATGTTAGAGAAATAGAAAGGAAACTTATGCAATATTATGCACAAAATACAACTAATTCATTTGATGATTTTATAAAGGAGTTTAACAAATTATGATTGAAAAATTATTAAAAGTATATGGAGAATATAAAAAAAAATATGACGATTTTCCAATAGTGACAATTAATTTATCTGAAGAAGATCAAGAGGCTTTAGCAGATTTTGTTGAAGTTGTTTTACAAGAAAATAGACAAATAACAGAAAAAGAAATACAAGAGTTTAATGATATTAGTGAAGATATTGATATTTAAAAAAAGGAGTAAATAATGGCTGAAGAGCAAAAAACTGAAACTATTGAAGAAATAAAACCAGTAGAACAAGCTACTGAACAAAAACAAGAAGAAGAAAAAACATTTAATTTAAAACAAAATGATTTGGAGAGAATAATTCAAAAAAGAATAGCTCAAGAAAGATCAGCACTAGAAAAAAAGTATTCTGGTATTGATCCAGAAGAAGCTAGAAAATTAAAAGAAGAAAAAGAGGAGCAAGAAGTAGAGCGTAAAAAACAACGTGGGGAATTTGAAGATTTATTAAAACAACAAGCAGATAAGTTCAATCAAGAAAAAACCTCCCTACAAAAACAATTAGAACAAATCAAAATCAACGATGCTCTAGTAAATTCAGCAGTTAAGAATAAAGCAATCAATCCAGAGCAAGTCACTAACCTCCTCAAAGGTAAAGTTAAACTAAATGATGATGGGAGAGTAGAAGTTCTTGCAGAAAATAATCAACCACGTTATAATTCCAGTGGCGAATTATTGAGTGTAGATGATTATGTTCAAGAGTTCATAACACAGAACCCTCACTTTCAAGCGGCAACTCCTTCTGGGAGTGGAAGTAAGGCAAATGTTGGTAAGGTTGACGCAAGACCGTTTAATATTGCAGATTTAGATATGAGTAAGGCTGATGACAGAAAAGCGTATGCGGAATACCGCAAACAACGTGATTCTAAACCAGCTATAATTAACCAATAAACAATAGGAGTCTAAAATGGCTAACGAAAGTACCAGTTCCACATTATCGGAACTATATACAGAAATCGTTGCTGAAGCTGAGTTCGTAATACAAGAGAAATCTTTAATGATGAACTTAGTTAAAAACTACGCTATTGCTGGTGGTGGAAAATCTGTAGAAGTACCGATTTATTCTGCTATTGCGGCGGCGGCTGTAGCTGAGGCAACTGACTTATCAAACACTGCGGTTGATCCGTCTAGTGTTACAATAACTGCTAGTGAAGTAGGCGTAATGACTACTTTAACTGATCTTGCTAGAAATTCTGCACCAAGAAATGTTGTAGCTGACATCGGAAGATTATTCGGTGAAGGTATTGCTAAAAAAATGGATCAAGACTTAATTGCTCTATTTGATGGCTTTTCAACAACTTTAGGTGATGGAACAACTGCAATAGCGGCTTCATCAATTTTTAATGCGGCTTCAACTCTTAGAGCGGCTGGATTACCGATTGACGAATGTTATGCAGTATTGCACCCAAAAATTGCTTATGATTTAAAAGCTAATCTAACAAACACTTTTGCAAATGCTAACGGAAACGATTTAGCAAATGAAGCACTAAGAAATGGTTTTGTTGGAACACTGGCTGGTATTAAAGTATTTGAAACTTCAAATATGTCTAATACTGGTACTGCTGGAGATTATAAAGGTGGTGTATTCCATAAAGACGCTTTAGCTTTAGCAACTATGCAAGGCATAAAAATTGAAACGCAAAGAGATGCAAGTCTTAGAGCGGATGAGATTGTTGCAACTGCTGTGTATGGCGTAGGCGAATTACATGACAGTTATGGTGTAGAAATGCACTTTGACTCTTCAATCCAATAATTATAATGGGGGCTTTATGCCCCCTTATTCTAGGAGTTTATAATGATTACATTAATTAGAGGTTCAAAAATAATTCAACGATCAGATGAAGATTGGAAAAGAAATAAAAAGAATTGGGAATTACGAGGTTTTAAATTGTATAGTGAAGAAAAAGAGAGTAAACCTAAAAAAAAGAAAAAGGTAAAAGATGATGTGTGAATGTAACGGAAATTGTATCTGCGGTAAATAATGACTACGACAGTTTTTAGTGTAGCGTTATCTCATTTGCAAGAATACCAGCCAGATATTGCAGGGTTTGGTATTGCTTCATGGGATACTCAATTACAATTTGCAGAAGATGATGTCATTAGACAAGTTCGTGAAGAATGGTGGGAAAGATATCGTCATACAGTAAGATATAAAGATATTACAAAAGTAACGTCATTAGAATTAGATAATTCAAAACTCACAGCAACACAATGGCGTAGAGCTGTATGTTTTAAAGCCCTCGCAGATTATATATTTCCCCAGCTTACTAAATGGCGTGATCCAGATACAGGAGAAGGTAAAGATAGTTTTCAAGTTCAAATAGATTATTATAGATCAAGATATGCAGAGGAGTTTCAAGCTGTTCTTCGTGATGGCGTGGAATATGATGAAAATTCAGATAGCACTATTGCGGCATCAGAGAAAGAACCTATTCATACATTACGCCTTGTTAGGTAATGGTCGCTGACGTTAAAGTTACAGCTAACACAATAGAAGTTAGTAATTATATAAAATCCTTACAAAGAAAAATACCAAGCAATATTCAAAAAGGGTTAGCCCAAGCATCTGCTTTTGGTATTCAACAAATAACTGATAAAACACAAAAAGGTCAAATGCCAGATGGTGGTGGTTTTAGACCTTATTCAAAATCAGCTAGAAAAGACAGAGCCAAAAGAGGAAGGCAAATATCATTCGTAGATTTAACAGATACAGGCAGAATGTTTAGATCATTAACTTTTAAAGCAACAAGAAATAAAGCAACATTATTCTTCCGCAGACAAGAAGAAAATAAAAAGGCTTTCTTCCATGATACAGGACATGGTAAAATGCCACAAAGACCTTTCTTTGCTATTGGACGTAGAGATGAAGATAAGATAAGAAGTATATTTAATAGGGCTATAAAACTATGAGTAAACGAGAAGATATTGCTAGTGATATAATAACAAAGCTAACTGCTGTTAGTTCGCCTATTACGTTTAAAAAGATCACTAGAGAGCCATTTGAACCAGAAGAATTAGCAGATCCACAGTTCCCAAGTTGTTATATACAAACTGGAGATGAAACTAGGGAGATGTTATCTTTAGGCGAAGTAGGAACAGGAAAACGATCTGGCACAATAGATTTTTTAATTGTAGGTTTCGTCAAAGGTACAGATATAAATATAGATACTTTACGCAATCAACTCATAGAAGTAGTAGAAGAAACACTTGATAATGATATTACAAGAAATGGAAATGCTTTAAATACCCAGATAATTGAAGCAAATACAGATGAAGGTGTACTTTTTCCTTATGGTGGTGTAAGAATTGTGGTAAGAGTTTTTTATGAATTTGTTAGAGGTACTGCATAATGGCTAAAAGAATTAAAATTTATTTTCCTAATGGTAATGACCAAATAGAAATATGGGATAATGATTTAGAAAAATATCTTGCAAAAGGTTTTAAAAAAGATAAAAAAGTTTCAAGATCAACTTCAAAAAAAGTTGAGGTTGAGATAAAACCAGAAGAAAACAACGAGGAGTAAATTATGGCAACTCATGTGGGAACAAGCGGTGTTGTAAAAGTTGGAGCAAATACTGTTGCAGAGGTGACAGGGTTTACTCTTAACGAAACAAACGATACTGTTGAAGATACTAGCTTAACTGATTCAAAAAAATCTTATATTGCATTAAGAGGTGACGCTACTGCAACTATTGAATGTCATTGGGACGAAACAGATACCAATGGTCAAGAAGCATTAGATGTAGGAACAAGTGCAACTATTGAACTATATCCAGAAGGCACAGATAGTGGTGATGCATATTATACTGGTACTGGAATTGTGACTGGTGCAGATGTGGCAGTTTCAATGGATGGAATAATTTCAAGAACGCTAAATATTCAATTTAGTGGTGGAGTGACACATACAACTGTATCATAAGGATTAAATGCCAGAAAAAATTGATTACTTTCAAGGTGTCGTAAATCACTTTGAGAGCTTAGAAGTTAAAATTATAGAAGTTCCAGAATGGGGTTTAGAGGGCGACAGAGCAATCTATGTTCGCCCTTTTACAATGAACGAGAAAGCACGAATATTCAAAGGTGCTAACGACTCAGACCTAAACGTATTAGTAGATGTAATTATCCAAAAATCAGAAACTAAAGACGGAGAAAAGATGTTTGATCTATCTCACAAGCCTAAGTTTAAGATTAAAGCAGATACAGATGTTATTTCTAGAGTTGCTTCAGAGATACTTGCCCAAGACAGTATTTCTGACCTTAAAAAAAAATAAATTCTGATCCAGAGTTATATTCTATCATAGCATTAGCTGAACGATTGCATATGTCTGTTAGAGATGTATTGCAAATGCCTGTTCAAGAGTTTAATATGTGGCTTGCTTATTTTGAAATTCAACATGATAAAGCTGAACAACAACAACGAATGAATCGCTAATGGCTACAAAACGAGTTAATATAGATATAGTTGCTAAGGATAAATCCCAACAGGCATTAAATAGAGTTCGTGGTAGTTTAGATAAAGTAAAAGCATCAGTATTTAATGTAAGAAACGCATTAGCTGGTTTAGGTGCTGGATTAGTCATTCGTAATCTTGTTAATACTGGAAAAGAAATAGAATCACTTCAAGTTAGGCTTAAATTTTTATTTGGTACAGCAGAAGAAGGAGCAAAAGCCTTTGATAACATGGCAAAATTTGCCGCAAAAGTTCCTTTTAGTTTAGAACAAATACAACAAGGGGCTGGAGTATTATCTGTTGTATCTAAAGACGCAGACGAATTATCAGATATTATGGAAATTACAGGTAATGTTGCGGCTGTTACAGGACTAGATTTTAGAACTGCTTCTGAACAAATACAAAGGTCATTATCTGCTGGAATAGCAAGTGCAGATTTATTTAGAGAAAAAGGTGTTCGTGATTTATTAGGTTTTAAAGCTGGTGCTACTGTTACAGCAGAAGAAACAGCAGAAGCATTTAAAAGAGTATTTGGTAAAGGCGGACAATTCGGAGACGCAACAGGAGAGTTAGCTAAAACATTTGAAGGTACGCTTTCAATGATTGGCGATAAATTTTTTACTTTTAAGAAAACAATTTTAGAAGCTGGTTTCTTTCCAGAACTCAAAAAACAATTTGGCGATTTAGATAAATTTTTAGAAGATAATGGAAGAACAATAGATGAAATTGCAGTTAAAATTGGAAAAGGATTAGCACAAGCAACAAAAACAACTGCAGATACTGTAAAGTTTTTAGCAGATAATTTTGAAACATTAAAAGGAATATTAACAACTATAATTGCATTAAAAGTAGCTTCATTTTTTTATGGGATAGCAACTGCAGTAGGTGCGGCAAATGTAGCATTAGTGACTTTTAATAGAACTGCTTTTGTTACAAAAGGAAGATTAGGACTATTAACTTCCGCAATGGCATTATTAAATGGTGAGTTTGGTTTAATGGCTAAATTAGAACAAGATGAAGCAGACGCTAAAGAAAAAAGTTCTAAAGAAAGTACAAAACTTACTGAACATATGAAGAAAGCTAATGAAGTTGTAAAACAAAATAATGAAGAAAACACAAAAGCAATAGATATAATTAAAGAATATAAAAATGGTTTAGTAGATTTAAATATTCAACAAGCAAGAATGGAAGATGTTCAAACAGGAATGTCTGATAGAGATTTAGAAAAAGTAAAAGAAGCTAATAAAGAAAGAAAAGAAGGTGTAGAATTTTTAAAAAAATTAAACGCAGAAAATAAAAAAGAATTAAAAATTCTTGAAAGTAATTATTATGAAAAATTTACTGAATCTATGTCTAAACGATATAGAAAAGAACAAGAACTAATTAGAATAACAAAAAAAGAACAAGAAGTAATGAATGAAGCATACACAAAAGCTATGCTAAAAAGAGGTCGTATTAATGATGAAGTAATGAGTAAACAACAAACAGCATTAACATCATTCACAGAAGGATTTAAAGAACAAATGAACGCACAAGGAACAGCTTTAGAACAATTTAATCAAGCTGGTAAAAGAGCATTTGATTCTTTTGCAGATACTTTAACTAACGCATTATTAACAGGTAAATTTGCTTTCCAAGATTTTGCTAGATCAGTAATTTTAGATATTACAAGAATAATAGCAAAACAAATGATTATGTTAGCTTTACAAAAAGCGGCAGGATTTTTTAGTTTTGGTGGTTTCTCTCTTGGTGGTTTATTAAGTTTTGGCGGTGGAAAAGCACAAGGTGGTGCAGTTCAAGGCGGTAAAGCATATATGGTTGGAGAAAAAGGTCCAGAAATGTTTGTACCAAATCAATCTGGAAATATAGTTCCAAATAATCAAATGGGTAATGGTCAACCTGTAAATGTTAACTTTAATATTAATACAGTAGACGCTAGAGGATTTAATGAGTTATTAGTTAATAGTAGAGGTTTAATTGTAAATATGATTAATAGTGCTGTTAATGAAAAAGGTAGACAGGCAATAGTATGAGTGGAGCTTTACCAAGTAATGATTTTAATGCTCTTAATTTTAAGAGTGAACAAAAGACATTGGTATCAACAACAGATAGCGGTAAAACATTTCGTAGACAAGTTGACGGACAACGCTGGACATTCACAGTTTCTTATCCTCTTAAAACACGACAAGACTTCGCACCGATACAAGCATTTATTATAAGACAACGATCACAGAAAGAAAATTTCACTATTACCTTCCCCAGCTATTTAAACGCACAGGGTAGTGAAACAGGAACAGTTTTAGTTAATG